AGCAAAAAAGAGTCTACTACTCGATGGTAGAATCCACACAGATTTTATTCAGTACGGTGCAGAGACTGGTCGTTTCTCTAGTCGTAACCCTAATCTGCAGAATGTGCCGAATGCATCTTCTGATAATGGTAAGGCTATTCGTAATCTCTTTGTTGCCCCAGAGGGTAGCAAGCTTGTTGTAGCCGACTACTCACAGATTGAACCACGTGTTCTTGCATCCTTTAGTGGCGACAGAATTATGTGCAACGCATATATTAACGAAGAGGATATCTATACCACAATTGGCAACACGGTTGGTGTAAACCGCAGTGCAGCCAAGACATTGGTACTTGCAATGATGTACGGCGTTGGGCCGGATAAGATTGCCGAGTCAATTGGCGTATCTGTTAATGAAGCCCGCAACCTACTAGATGCTTTCATGGCTAAGTTCCCATCAGTGGCCAAGTACAAGAAGCAAGTTATCGCTGATAGCCGTAGACGTGGGCCAGTACCTTACGCCCTGACCTATCTAAAGCGTCGTAGGTATATTCCAGACCTACGATCTAATGTCATGTGGCAACGTTCTAGGGCTGAACGCCAGGCTTTTAACACGGTTATCCAAGGGTCTTCGGCAGATTTGATTAAGCTTGCTATGATTAGGGCACATAAGTTGATCCCGGATGAGTCAAGTTTGATCCTGACTATTCACGATGAATTGGTAACTGTTACCCCAGATCATTTAGCTGAGGAAACAGCAGCAGCTATTCGTGAAGCTATGGAAGGCATTAAAGCTCTTAACATCCCTATGATCGCAGATGTAAAGACTGTACAGCGATGGGGAGAAGCCAAATAGTGTTCTGGAAAAAGAAGCGTAAGGTAAAGCGTCTAGAGATTAATCATCTTCCGCTGCCAGTTTTAATTCGTCAGGTAATCTACGACACTATGCTTATGCCAGCAGAAGAGATTGCTAACATCATGGGCTTGCCACCAATCTCTGATGACGTGGCTGAAATGGAAGAGCGTGAAAGTCAGAAGCGCTTAGAGAAGTTTGCAATTTTGATTCCGTTTATAGATTCCCACGCAGATATAGCAGCAAAGATTGCTGCATCAGCGTACATGATCGAAGACGAAGACGAAGACTACGGAGAATTAGAGAAGCTTGGTATAGAAGATCTTGAGCAGCTAACAAAACTGTTTAGACTAGTTGCCCTATCTTCTTCTATATCTTGTGTATCAACTTTATTTAATCTAGGACTAATCAAGTCATTGGCGGTGGATGATGAGTAGTAATTGGTGGGCTAATAAACTAGGTGGGACTCCAAACTCTACACCTACTCCGGCAACAGCTCCTCCACAAGGGAATGTATACCGGGCAACACCTGGTGCACCCAACACCCAGGTAAGCTATGATCATAATCAAGATCAGTTAGTAACTAAAGCACAGAGTGCACGGGCAGCTGATCGTTGTCCGGCATGTTACTCAGGAAATTATATGTCTTCACCTGGTGGTGGACGCATGCGTTGCTACGACTGTGGATACCCAATTATCCAGCAAGGCTCCGGTCTATCCGGAACTGGTACAGGTAATGGTCCAGTAGTAGCATCAAAACAAGTAGGGCAAAGTGGCGGATTTAATCCAACAACAATCGTAGGGAGACTAGAGTAATGGCCGTTATCAATTCAGAAGCACTTAAAGTTGTAGCAAACATCAACAAGAAGCTTGGCGCAGGAACAGTTGTTACTGCAGATAAGGTTAGACTACCTGAGCGTATTACTACGGGGTCTCTAACGCTTGACGTTGTGCTAGGTGGTGGCTGGCCTATGAACCACTGGGTAGAACTAGTTGGTGAAGCCTCGCATGGTAAGACAGCGTTGGCTCTCAAGACCATTGGTGCAAACCAAAAGAACAATCCTGAATTTACTGCGGTATGGATTGCTGCAGAAGCATTTGATGCACAGTACGCAGAGCTTTGTGGCGTAGATACTCAGCGTGTTATTCTTGTAGAAACTAATAGTATGGAGGATGCTTTTGATGCGGTTATCCAATTCATGGAGAGTAAGGCTGTTGATATGGTCGTTGTTGATTCCCTTCCGGCTCTCGTTCCTTCAGCAGAAGACGAAAAGCACATGGAAGAGTTCACTGTGGGACGCGGAGCTCTTATCACTAACAAGTTCTTTAGAAAAGTAGCATCAGCTACAAAGCGAGATCTAGTAGAGGCAGAGCGCCCAGTACTAGGAATTATGATTAATCAATATAGAATGAAAATTGGAGTAATGCATGGAGACCCACGTACCACCCCAGGTGGTCTTGGAAAAGACTATGCCTATAGTATTAGAGCAGAAGTTAAACGTGATGACTGGTTGGAGGTTGGAACTGGCCAGGATAAGCGCCGTGTTGGACAAACTATCCGTGTTAGAACCATTAAAAACAAGACCTTCCCACCACAGCAAACCGCGTATCTAGACTTCTACTTCTCAGATGGTGGACCAATTGAAGCAGGTGGATTTGATACCGGCAAAGAGATTGTGGCATTATCTATTCTTAATGGTATTGTAGATCGTCGTGGTGGCTGGATGTACTACGGCGAACGTAAGTGGCAAGGTGCTCAAGCGTTGATCGATTCTCTTCGTGAAGAAGTAGAATTGAGGGATGAGATCAGTCGTGCTGTAATGGACACGTTGAAGTCAAGCCCAGTTCTTATGATCGAAGCAAACGATGAAGAGTGAAGGCCAGAAACAATCTTTAAAGCATGAAAAACGTTTGGAAAAAATAGCAGGTGGTAAGCGCAGTGCCGCCTCTGGTGCATTTTGGTCTCGTAAAGGAGATGTCAGAAGTGATGATCTCCTCATCGAACATAAGTGGACTGGTAAGAAGTCTGTGACTATTAAGTCAGAGGTACTTCAAAAGATTACAAAGGAAGCAATACTAGATAGCCGTACTCCGGTTCTAGGGCTTCACCTTGATGGTGAGAATTACGTCGTTCTTTTAGAGGAGGATTTCTTTGAATTACGTAATTCAATAAGAGGTGAATAGTGCGTTACAGCGATGACCCCAGCTGGACTTGGCGATATCAAGCAAAGTGTCGAGGAGAAGATACAGAAATATTTTTTCCACCACGAGACAAAGCTTTATATAAGCCTATAGCTGATAGGGCTAAAGCTATCTGTTGGGGTACAGATGGCAAGCCAGAGTGCCCGGTTAGACAAGAGTGTCTAAAGGAGGCTATAATGAATAATGAGCTACATGGAATCTTTGGTGGTATGTCACACAGAGAACGCAACGCAGCTCAGCGCAAGTACGAGAAGCAGGGGCTCACTCTTACTGAGTGGTTGGAGAAAGAGGGCAGAAAGTATGGCAAAACCTAAGACAATAGCCAGCAAAGATTTAAAGGCATTCCTTAATACGAGTAAGAGAGAAACTCGTCTTATGGGTGCAGTAGAACGCCACGTGCTGTCAAAGCCGTTTGATGATCGTGATATGAGTTACATTCATCCATCAGATATTATTAAAGAAGATTGGTGTGCGTTAGCACAGTACCACGCTGTAACCGGTAACTATACGGAGACACGTGATAAGACTACAGCTCGTCTTGCCTCTATCTTTGAAGAGGGACATACCATCCACGCTAAGTGGCAAAATTGGTTTAGAGAGATGGGCGTTCTCTATGGTATGTGGGGAGACAAGACCGGAACTTCTTGGGATTTGTCTACAAACATACACCCTAGCGTTGGCTATAGAGAAGTACCGTTACGTAGTGACAAGCACATGATGCGTGGCCATGCCGATGGTTGGATCAAAGGTCTAGGCGATGATTGCCTCATTGAGATTAAGTCTATTGGTTCAGGAACGCTACGCTTTGAAGCACCTGCCATTCTTCAGCAAGCTAACGGAGACATTGAGCAGGCTTGGAAGCAAGTCAAGACTCCTTTCCGTATGCACCAACTTCAAGGCCAGGTATACCTACATCTTTGCCACTTGATGGTTGAAGAAGGCCTTCTTGAGGTTGCTCCTAAAGAGATTGTATTTATCTATGAACTTAAAGCCAACCAAGATTACAAAGAATTTGTCGTAGCTTACAACCCAGAGTTTACTAAAGAGATCTTTGATAAAGCTTTGGATATAGCATGGGCAGCAGAAAACAAACGACCACCTATGTGCAGTATTGACCCTGCTACCGGGTGTAAGCGTTGTGCACCATTTCAGGAGGCAAAGTGAGTATCAGTAGAGATGTTCTTGCAGCAGTAAACGAACTTGGGTTCTCGTTAACTCCTAAACCAGAGGTAGACATCCCTATGTTGCCTCGTGATATTACAGAGTTAGACGACGAAGGTCTTATGGATCTATTCGTGCAGTTTACCCAATGGAATGATCACCTTGCCGGTGCTCAAGCCATTGCTATTATTAATGAGCGTGAGGCACAGCGCAACCTGGATAACGCAGAAGCTAAGGCAATGCTAAAGCATTGGACTGGAGCTAAAGGTGACCGTGTTGCCTTGGTAAAAGCACAGATTGCAGATAGCCAGGACATTCAAGACCTACAGCACGAGTTAGATATTAAGTACGCTTTTCGTAAATTGATCGAGACTAGAACTAGTAACGTAGAACGAGACTCTCAGCTTGTGTCTCGTGAGCTTACACGACGTACCTCAGATGGTGGGGGAATGAGAGCTAGAACACGGAGATTCAACACATGATCATTGGACTAACAGGCTACGCACAATCTGGAAAAGATACTGTTGCTAATATCTTAGTTAATAACTATGGATATACACGTGTTGCTTTTGCTGACAAGATCCGGGAGTTTCTTTACGAGACCAACCCTATGTATGATTCTATTGTCGGAGAGCCACTGTTTGTACGGGCTAAGGTAGACCGTGACGGGTGGGAAGAGGCTAAGAAGTCTCCTCACATTCGCCGTTTACTTCAGACCTCTGGCGTAGCAGCTCGTAAAGTATTTGGCGAAAACTTTTGGGTACAGCAGGCTCTAAGAGATGTGCACTTTGAGGGTAACTATGTTATTACCGATGTTCGTTTTACCAACGAAGCGGATATAATTAAGAAGTACGATAACGCTCAGCTGTGGCGAGTAAAGCGCCTTGGTGTTGAGGCGGTTAACAGCCATGTCTCAGAGCATGAGTTAGATGGCTACCCAGTAGACCAGATCTTTATTAACAATACAACTATTGAGGACCTAGAACTTCTAGTAAAGACAAGGATGGCAGGATATGCCAAGTCAGCATAGGAAACACCGTGGATACAGATCTCAAAAAGTTGTTGCAAACTACCTTGTTGAGCATGGCTTTCCGTTTGCGGAATCCACAGGTGCTGGTAGGCCTGGAACTGATATTACCGGCACTGTGGGTATTGACTGGGAAGTAAAAGCACGCAAGGATTTCAGCCCTAGCACGGTCATTAAGCAGCTTAAAGATAGGTCTGACGGTAAAGATCTACCTGTAGCTGTACTGCGCTTAAACGGGCAGGGAGAGGCTTCTATTGGGGAATGGGTGACCATCCTTAGATTAGAAGACTTTGTAAATCTTTTAAGAGCCGCTGGTTATGGAGACCCTGTAGAGACAGCTTAAGGTATAGTTTCCCTAGGTGGGCACATACCTTAAGGACTACAACTCGTGAATGAAAAAGATACAGAAGAAAAGTTCCTGCGTGTAAGCGCTGGATCTAACGCACAATCCGTCGGCTCAGCTATCGCACATGCGCTATATGAATCTCCACAGATTAAGCTACGTGCAGTAGGAGCCTCAGCAGTAAACCAAGCAGTAAAAGCAATCGCCATTGCTAGAGGATACGTAGCCCCTAGAGGACTAGATCTTAGCTGTCGCCCAGGTTTTACAACCGTGGAGTCGAGAGACGGATCTATCTCCGCAATTGTATTTACTATCTCGGTCAATTAATATAGAGCTCTCTAACAGATAGGTACCATAATGGCAAAGTCAGAAGTAGACGCTGCGGCAGCCGCAGGAAATACACAAGGTCGCAAGACAATGGGTGATGAAGGACGTAAGTTCACTTCACCATCAGCATCACCACAGGCCGGCACACTTGTTCCTAAGAAAAACACAGCAGCCGGAGATCCAACTGCTGCAGGCACAAAAGCTAACCGTGTAAACGAAGCTCGTGTTCCTGGCGCAGAACGTAAGGGTGCAGCATATTCAATTAAAGCAACATACATGAAGCAAACAGACCCATCAGCTGGAATGACTCAAGCTAACGGTCGCATTGTTTCTCCATCAGTCACTCGTCAGAAAGACTCTTGGGCACAAGGAATTGAAAGTTCCTACTAAATAGTATACAATGATAATAGGGCCTTTTAATTAAGGCCCTATTATTAGCTGGAGGGCGCTATGAGTTTAGATGCTTTGTATTCAAAAGCAAAAGAAGAGAACACTTACGTTATTGGTAAGTGTGTTGTAGGTCAATGGGCTATACTCCTGCCCGAATCAGATATCAAGGCCTTTGAAGAATCTTTAAATGATGAGGACTTCAGTACACGTAGTCTTCACACTCTTTACAAAAATGCTGGTGCAACTTTCGGTCTAACGTCTCTTAAAGAGCATAGAAATGGGAACTGTTCATGTCGCTAAATGATGCATATAATAACGCTAAAGAAGAGGCTGCTGCATCTAGTGGCTTAAGTTCTATTGATAAACTGCTTAAGGCTAACGGCCTAAGCCCAGAAGATGTAGGTAAGATCAGTAAGGTCAGCCTCTCTTCTAACCCAGATGATACTAAGATCATTCTTTCTCCTAAGTGGAGTGAAGGTCCTGCCTGGCAACCAGTGCAGCCAGCAGATCCAGTTATCGTTAATCCAAAAATTCCCCAGACCCCTGCGCTGATAAGCAGTGGCTGGAAAGTAGCTGTTGCACTACCAGATCCACAGATTGGTTACCGTCGCTACGAAGATGGTTCCCTAGATCCATTCCACGATGAAGCTGCAATGGATGTTGCTTTACAAATCGTCGGACTCGATCACGGTCACACAGTGGCCCAAGTTATTAACCTAGGAGACTTCCTAGACCTACCGATGTATGGTACTTACGAACAGGAACAAAACTTTGCACACACAGCTCAACTTGCTATTAATCGTGGCCACCGTTTCCTTGCTGAGCAGCGTGCTAATGCCGGGATGGATGCGAGAATTATCCTTCTTGAGGGCAACCATGATAAGCGTCTCACTCGTTTCGTTAATAATAACGCTGCTGCTGCTTACGGTATTAAAGTAGCAAACATGCCGGAAACATGGCCGGTACTAAGTTTACAAAATCTATTACGTTGTGATGAGTTAGGGGTTGAGTTTATCGATGGATACCCAGCTGCTGCACATTGGATTAATAAGCGTTTACGTGCTATGCACGGTGATCGTGCTAATGCGTCTGGCTCTACGGCTGCCCAGTATGCAAATTCGAATCCTAACATTTCCACACTTTTTGGTCACACGCATCGCATGGAACAACAGAGCAAGACGGTATTTGATCGTGACCAGTCGATTAAGAGTGTTTCTTTTAGCCCAGGATGCCTATGCCGAGTTGATGGCGCAGTACCTTCTGTCAAGGGCGGGGTCGATGTCAAGGGACAAGCTCTACAGTATTTTGAAAACTGGCAACAAGGTGTAAGCGTTATCTTCTTTAAAGACGGAGATGACGATAGCTTCCACTTTGACCAGGTTCATATTCACAAGGGTAAGACAATGTATCGTGGTCAAGAGATTATGTCCACAGTAGATAAGTTTGGCACTCCGCTATAGTTTACCGTGTAAAAACAGTGCTATAGCCACCAGGCCAATAAAAAAGCCCCCTAGCAATAGGGGGCTTTCTTATTTACTTTTAACGGTTTGCCCACCAGTCTCCGATAATTACTGCCGCAATTATTGAAGCAATAAATATTCCTTGAAAAGTGACGTGCGTTAAGTAATACATTACTTACCGCAGCAAGCACACTTAGCTGTTGCTACTGGAGCTGCTACTGCTGCCCCTGCTGCCTTAAACTTTGGGCGACCAAAGCCAACAATTGAAATCATTACGCCGGCTTTGTTTTTCTTGTATGCACGAAGTTGTTTGCAAACTTCTCCGCCATTTCGCTGACTTCCAGACTTCTTTGAAGATGTGTTTCCTTCAATACACCATACAGTGCCATCGCCATTGTCTTTTACAACAATTCCAACGTGACTGATACGGTCGACGCCATCTGAAGGGAAATCAAAATATGCGATATCTCCAGCGTCTGGATCTGCAACGTCTCCGTCGATCCATGCGTTAGCCTTCTTAAATGCTGCTGCTCCGCTAGGTGTGTAAACGGTATTAGGTACCTTTACTCCAGCTTCATTAGCGCACCAGTTTACAAAAGATCCGCACCAAGGCTGAAAGTTAGCTTTCATAAACTTGCCGTATTTTGTTTCGTTATCCTTAGGGCCTTCAATAACCCCTAGTTCTGCTGTAGCAACTTCAATAAGTCGCTTTGCTGTTCCTTGTTCTGTCATTAGTCTTTGTCCCAATCTTCATCAACTGGCTGCTCATCAGGAACTTGTCCTTCTGGCTTACCCGTAACTTCTGGTTCTGTTGGTTCTGGTTCTGTTGGCACTGGTGCAGCTGTTGGTTCTCCAGCAGCATTACCCATATTAGCAACTTCATCAGCCCCGCTCTTACCAATCAAGATACCCGCAAGAGTTCCTGTGATAAATGTAGCAATGCTTCCAAGAACGTTAAAGAACATCTTGTCATTTTCTGATTGAGCGCCAATTGGCTGTGTTACAAATAGAAGTCCGTAAAGGATTCCACCTGCTGTAAATAGCAAAATTAGGCCTAAGATTGTTCCTAACAAAAACTTAAGTCGAGCGTCTAGCTCACTCTGTGTATAGCGTTGTTTACTCATTTGGTATTCCTATTTCTGTAGTAGCTGTAGAGCCCTCTATTTTTACTAAATCTTCTGGGCAAATTTGTGATGCAGTGCAGATTGGAGGCTTGCACTCAGCCTTTTCCCAATTAACTGGATCCTGGCATGGGTATCTAAATCCACCGTCATAACCACAGCTTGAAAGGGTAAGCGCTAACATACATGTTAGCATAAGTTTTTTTAACATTAGTCTTCATCCTTTGGGTTACGAAGGGGGTAGGTAACTGCCCAGGCAAACAATGTGCCCATGATTGCATAGCCAACAACGGTCTTGGCAGATCCGTCAAGGACAACCCAGGCAATAAACATGCCTAACAATGTCCATAGTTGGTCAACCATGTCTCTTAATATTCTCAAGGTTTACGTCTCCTAACGCCTTTACTGTCTCCGGAAGCGCCTCCGCCTCCACCTCCACCGCCGCCACCGCTAGAACCACCTGATGTGGATCCACCTGTAGCGCCTGCAGCTGCTCCAACAGCATTCATTGCAGCTCCCGCTGCGACTACTGTTGCAACAACCATGTCAGTTGCTTCTTCACGTTCTTCTTCACTCATATCCGCACCGATACTTCCAAGTGCTTGGAGGGCTTGACCAGGGTCACTGAATAATTCACCGATTAACTCCGCAGGGTTCTCTAATAATACGAGGGCTGCAGCAACGTCTGCTGTAATTATAACTTCATTCCCGTTTTCATCCTGCCTAACCTCTACAGGAGTATCTTCTGGCAAATCTTTGTACTCAATGCCCGCATCTTGAATCTGCTCTTTTGTAAGAGTTTCACCTGGGGCTACAGACTCAATAAGAGCGGTAGCAACTAGGTCTTTCTCAGCCTCGCTAAGTTTGCCGTCTTCTTTAAGGGCGTCAACTAGAGCAGTAACTTCTTCAGCAGTAACTTCCCCATCCGCGTTTAATGCATCCATTACATCCTCAGCATCAGCAGCGGTGATCTTGCCATCGGATAGCGCATCTTCCAAAGAGTCTGCTAGAATAGTAATAGGTTCTTCTACAGGAGGTTGTGATGGTTCTTCTATCGGATTTTGTGGCTCTGGCTCTGGTAACTCTGGTTCTGGTGTTGGTTCCTCAGGTGTATCGGGTTCCTCAGGCGCCTCGGGCTCTACGGGTGGCTCTTCGGGCTCTACCGGCTCTGGTTGGGGCTCTGTGGGTGGCTCTGGCTCTTCTATGGGTGGCTCAGTAGGTGTCTCAGGCTCAGGTTCAGGCTCTGGAGTTGGCTCTGGAGCAGGCTCGGGCTCAGGTTCGGGTTCTGGAGCAGGCTCAGGATTTGGTTCAGGTTCAGGCTCAGGAACAGGTTCTGGCTCTGGGGTTGGCTCTGGTAAAGGCTCAGGCTGTGGTTGCGGCGTTGGCTCAGGTACGGGTGTTGGCTCAGGTTGAGGAGTAGGTAATGGAGTTGGTTCTGGTGTTGGTTCCACTACTGGTGGCACTACTGGTGTGGGCGTTGGTTCGACAGGAGCAGGAGTGGCCTCAGGTTCAGGGGCGGGCACAACAGGAGTTGGTTCTGGTTGAGGAGAAGGTTGAGGTTCTGGAGCCGGGGCAGTCGCAGCGGCTACAGCCTGAGTAATAACAACTACTGCAGTTTCAAGAGCGGTCTTAGCTTCGTTAGCCTTGGTATCTGCAGTATTAGATAGCTCGACAGCTGTAGCTACCGTAGCGGTAGCAGAGTCCGTTAACTGTGTTAATAGAGAAACAGCTTCTACTTTAATTTCAGTTTTATCAGCTACCACTTCTTGAGCAGCTGCAATAGTCTCAGTACTTACTTCGGTCATCGGCTTTACTGCTTCACCGGCAGTCTCACGAACACCTATGCGTGGACCATTATGAAGCTGTGTTGTGTTGCCTCCGACTGTTCCAATACCTGTCCACTCACCTGTTGCAGGATTAACAGTCATAGTCCAATTAACATTTGTAATTGGGCTGCTTGGATCTGCAAATTTGTGGAGATCCCAATCAACAGCAAGAGTTGTTTCTGTAGTTGTTACAGTAATTCCAGCATTAGGTCCTGCACTTTGAAAGTCAGATCCAAATACAGAGATGCTTGGGCCAGCTGGGAAATCCCACCAATTAAAGTCGCCTGTACCAAAGGTAATGGTTGCCTTTGAAGTTACGTAAATTTGGCTAGCTGTTCCCTGGCCTTCATAAAGTGTGTTTCCCATTTTAATATCAAATGGGGTTTGAATTTTAGTTGCGCCATCATACATAGGCGGAAGAGTTGTGGTTGTAACTGTCGGGGTTTCTGGAGCAACCGGTGCTACATAACCTTCAGTTGTGTAAACCTTTGTGTTAGCTGTTGCTGTAGTAAGTACTTCTAGAGCAGTCTGGGCATTATCTAAGTTCGTAGTTGCTGTGGCTACAACTGCAGTCTGAGAGTCTACAGCTTGAATAGCTGTGGCGGCTACAGCAGTAGCTGAATCAGCTGCCTGGATAGCAGTATTTGCTGTCTCTACAGCAGCGGTTGCAGACTCAACTGCAGCTACAGCTACAGGACTAGTCTGTACTATCTCTATCTTAGCTGGGGTATCAACAACCGTAGCAACGGCAGTCTCAGCAGCAGCAACGGCATTAGTAACCGTGGCTGTGGCTGTATCTACAGTAGCAATAGCAGAGGCCAAGGCTTCTGGCAAGCTGACGGTAGCTGTAGAGGTATCGGAAGCAGCAGAAACTGACACCTGTTCTGGCGTTACTGGCTCTTCTGCGTATGCAACAGATTGTGTAATATATAAGTAAAGGATTGATGCAAGAAATAGTTCTACGATTAGTCGTAGTTTTCTTATGGCGAATCTCCTTCTATGATCATAGATAGTTTAACATTACATGGTGTATTTTTGTAGGCATACTTACACCTATTCACACTACTCTTGGAGACAACATGACTGCTGCCGACTGGGCAACAACACTTTCAGGATTTGCAGCAACAGCGGCATTTATCGGTATCATAGGTTCTTGGATTATGCGTGCATGGATGAAGAACTTTTTATCTGAGCTTAAACCAAACGGTGGATCTTCGATTCATGACAAAGTTAATTTAGAGATTATCCCAATGCTTAAAGATCTTAGAAAAGATCAAATGCATATTAAAGAAAAGGTAGCTAAGCTCGAAGGACGTTTTGAGCAGCACTTGGACGATAACGACAAGTAGACAACTTCCTGATTATCCTATAGAATAGTAATAAGACCCTAATAGGGTTTCTATTAAAGGAGAAACATGGATATCAAGACATTACAGTCCGCATTTGGTTCGTATCTTCGTGCAGCAGGAGCAGCGGTAGCAGCTCTGTACATGAGCGGCATCACAGACCCGAAGACCTTGCTTAATGCATTTATTGCTGGTCTAGTCGGTCCACTAGCTAAGGCAGTTAACCCGAAGGATACGTCAATCGGAATTAATGCCTCTAAGTAAGCATTAAAAGCAATAGGCCGGAGGTAAACCCTCCGGTCTTTTGCATTTAGGGGTATTATGTAACCATGCCTCAGTCCCATCAAAACTGGCAGTATCTCGGAGCCAGCGGTTACATCGGTGCCTATACAACCACCGGTGGTGGAGGCACGCCCGTAGTACCTAGAAGTGGTATGGACTTTGCACGTATGGGTGTTGGTCGTGCTCCTCAAGCAGAATATCCAGATGGTTACCTTGGAACTATTCGCTCACGTCGTGACGATAAGGGTAAGCCTTATGCAATGTCCGACACAGTACTTGACTCATTAAAGAATCGTCAGAACCAACGTGCGTATCAACGCGGTGTTCACAAAGGTGAGCGCATTGATCCAGCATCATACATGTGGCCAGAGAATTTAGAACCAGATCGTCGTTTGAAACCAAGTTTGTATAAAGCAATAGATAGTGATGGATCATTAGTAATGATGGCCAAACGAAATGTTCCTCAACTTGCTCTAGCACCAGCACCACATCTTGTAAATGATGGTAAGTCTGATGTATCAGCAAATGTACCTGCAGAATTTAATCCTCGTACCGGAGCATTGTTTGCTCATTTGAAACCAAGGTGGAAATAATGACACGTCGTAGAGGTGTGCCTATGCCCCCATGGGCTGCTATTGAATCTGAATCTGCTGGTAGACCGCAAGATCCTAGACCAGGCGAACGAGGTTATGGTCCTGTAACTCCTGTTGAACCAAATACAGAAACAACCCGTGCTACACCACGTCCTTTAGACCCACAAGGTATTCCATTTTTAACTACACACGATGTAGCACCTCATCTAGGTATCTCTCATGTACCTAATTTTAAAGAAGCTGCTTACCGAGAAGTACCCCACTATGTTGATACAAAGAGCGGTTCGGCACCACAATCTGTTCGTGTATATTTTTCAATGAAAGATGTTGCCGATCATTTTGCCATTAAATCAGGTGCACACCTACCTCCTGAAAAGAAAACTGCTGAGCAACTATCTTTTGCAGGACGACACAAGCTTTGGAGCGAAAGACACCAAAACGCTCTGCGTGGTTTAGATGAACAACGCAAGCAAGGTATAAACCCAGGCAACTTAGAGAACCAACCTCATCCTGGTAATAGAGATATTCATACTCGTTTAGTATACGGAACTAGATACCAGAGTGAAGATGATCCAGCTACTGGTGACTTGCAAGGTAGAATTACCGGACTAGGCTCAAACCTATCAAACCCAATTAAGTTTGGTAAGATGAAGCCTGTAGAAAGTACATCTGCAGATACTACAGACTTTTTAGATCCTAACCGACCAAGACGAGGCCGCTAATGATGAACCAAGACGGTGTCTATGACCATAGTAAAGGTCGGGGAATTGTAAGCGAAGATCCAGAACCATCGTTACTTCGCTATGATTACATGGGTCCTTTTGCTAATGCTCAAGAAGCTTTTATGGCCCGTGCACTCAAGGCAGTTACTATGCCTGCTCAACTAATTCCAGACATTGTTAGACCACCACTTCCACAGATCAATATGTTCCCACCACGCTACGGGTACCGTACACGTGAGCTAGGGATCATGGATGTTATGGATGTAAATAACGAATTCCAGCCAACTCGTGTAGACTTTACCCGTGAGCAGGGCGCCTATTCAGGAACTGCTCGCAACGTATCAGAATCGGTATGGTAATGGAAGACGTTAACTCTGAAACTATCTATGAAGGTAGTCGTATGTGCCCTAAGTGTGGTCACATCATGACTCCTCTAGAAGTTATGTATGCCGGCGGAGCACTCTGCCCTAACTGCAGAAATGCAAGATATGAAAAGCATGCGAAAGGGTTCATGAACTCATGAAAAGCAGACAGTTTACTTCAGTAGAAAGCTGGGAAAGAAAATCCACTGGCAAATGGACTGGTGGGGTTTCATCCAGCTTAGAGCCAGGCTCAAGAATGGCATCTACCAGAAGGCGTCAAAAAACCAGCCATGCCAGAGGCAGAAAAGTAATTCGTCCAAGGGTTCCAAAGCATCATAACCCTGACAAAAAGTAAAATAAGGGAGATAATCTAACTATGGCTAAACATGTACTTACTCCAAATGGGGAACCAATGGATTATAAGGTTGAGAAGCTTAAGGCTAAAACAGCTGCAGACAAGCTCAAGGATAAAGAAGCTAAGAAGAAGAAAACTGCTAAGAAGAAGGCGAAGAAATAATGGGACTAGAAAAGTTTGTACGATCACGTAAAGCAGTAACTGCCATGCGTGCTACAGAGTCAGGTAGACCTTCTAGTTGGGATCCTGCCTCTAATTGGGATGCTAACTCAGTTCATTGGGGATCAACTGACGCACCTCGTCCACCCAGCCCTAGCAACCAAGAGTTGATGGATCGCAAGAAACCATTTAGACCAACAGGCTCAGAACCGGTAAAATCCACAACCTCAAATTATGTAGAACGCGGTGCGCCAAAAGGAAATGAATATCGTCAAACTTCTTATGGTGACGATTAAAATGAAAGCTTTAGATAGATTTGTTCGTGCACGCAAGGCTGTAAAAGCTGATCGTGCTACTGAGCAAGGTATCGCTGGGCATCAAGCTGCTATGAAAGCATTAAGTGGAAACTGGAAAGGTGCAGAAGAAGCAGGTATGGCTTATTCTTACAACGAAACTTCTCCTGATTCTCCAACTGTTTTTCCAGGACAAGGTCATGTAAGTAGTACAAAAGATTTATTCGAAGCCGGGGACACCCTAAATTTTGGGCACAGAGGAACTAACAAAGGAAATAGATAATGGCAACTAACGAAACTCGTTCACTTAATGGTGGACTAACAGAGGGATCAACTGACGGTAAGTACCGTAAGGTTCGTCCAAACACAGAGGTCGCTGCTGGTACAGGTGAAGATCTAACTCTTGCCAACCGCCGTGGTCTACACTCATATTGGAATTATGGTTTCATCGATCAAGAGGCACCATCAAAGGTAAACCCTCTCTCAATGTCATCGTCTTCAAAGCCACGTTCACCAATGCCAGTTGCTGATACATTCAACAACCAAATGGGTGCGAACTACTAACATGGGTCTCCTAAGTTATGTACGTTCTCGTACACAAGTAAGTCCGTCACGTGCAGACGGTGGTGCTGCAGCAGCATCCTCGTTTATTCCTCGCCCACCACGTGGAGGAGCAGGAGCACCAACAGGACCACTATCAAGACCAAAGCGTGAGTCTGGTAATCCACCATCAAGTGATCCAAAAACAACTGTAAGTCCAAAACTTGAAACTGGATACGATCCTTACACAAAGAATTTGTATTCAAGCGATGAACCGGAGAAAAAATCTCCAAAAGGCTTTCATTATGGGAGCGGATCCGGTGGTGCTGACTGGTCTAATCAAGAACCTGGTCGCAAAGGAATTGACGCAATTTAACAAGGAGTAACTATGGACGACATGGGCACGCCAGGACCTAATCACCCTGCACACAAGGGATTAAAACCTGACAACAATGTAACGCAATTACCAGGAATGGGAATGCGTCGTTTGCGTATGTTCAAAAATAGTATTATGGATCATGTACTTGGTCCAGAGCAAGTTAATTACAAAGAAAACCATAACGAGTACGACGATGATCCTTTTGTAGAGACTATGCCTCCAGAGCGAGCAGCAAGATTTCAAGAGCATCTAAACTCTTTAATGGAGAAGGACAGAACGGGCCACCTAAATGATGGTATAGCAGATGGTGCGCCAGATGCTAAAGTTATTTCTATGGGTAAGTTTAAAGAAGACAAGGCTAATAAAGAATTGATGGGTAAACAATATGAATAACGTACCTCGCAGAGAGAATGCTCGCCCTCAACATATGCGTCGTTCCGGCATTGTTTCATCAGCTGAAATTGAAGCTGCAGTAAAAGCTAGCGGGATCCAAGATGATGACGAAACCACAGGTACTATGGGAATTCGTGACAACAAAGATCTTAGAAAGAACGCTGACGCAGTTCGTAAAGGTAAGTAATCATGGCTAAAGAAGACGCTAATCCAGAAGGCAGCATATTAGCCGGTAAACAAAAGATCCATGAGACTACAGAAGTTGTAGCTGGAGAAGTTGTTGTACCAGAATTTGAAACTCAACGCTCCCACAAGGTTAGAAACGCAGATAAACCTGTTAAGTGTGGAAAAAGCGGATGCCGCTTAGACGCATCTCGCCGTGTTTTAATGCACGCAGAGGGCCCTAAAAACTATTGTTCACAGCATTGGGCCAAGATTGAGCCTAATACAGAAGCATACGATAAAGACACTATGATGATAATTCGCCCTGAGTATGGCAAAGAAATTCGTGGTGAAGATCGTGTGACTCGTCAACGCACTCGTGGAGAAGCTGCAGCTGAAATATTTGCTCGCACAGGTATTCATTTACCAGTTCGTGGACCAGGTAATCCACGAGAAGCTACAGATCCTGACGCTGAAATTCTTCCAACCGACCATGTAACTCCGGTCATAAATAGTGCAGTCGAACGTGGAGGACGTAATCTTCCAGCTTTATCTTCTTTTGAAGCTACAGCCCTAATGAAGAAACGTAGACTTGGCGGGGCACCAAAGACTCAAGATGAAGAGATTGAGGCCGCAGACGCAGAAATGCAAAGAAACCCTAGTACTCGCACCCCTAATAGTTTTGACGAGTTTGAAGGGTTGATGAAACCCGGCAATTAGCATTATGCTCATTAATCGTATATAATAATAATAGAGGACGATTAAGGAGAGCAATATGAGTATCCCTATTCTTGGACAGGGCAATAACCCTGCTGATGAAGGTACGTACACTGAGATTAAAGACGACGGGCCTAAGATTCGCCTGTTGTATTGCTACAACTGTAAGAGTATTGAAGAACTCCCAGACTTTGAAGGCCATCCTGATGATGACGTAACCCTACAAGTGCTGGTAGATCGCCATGAGTCTGCTGGTATCCCACACAATGGGTTTCTATCTAAGATCGGTGTAAAACTATACTCTCGTCCTGAGGTACGCAAGCAAGTAATTGAAAACCTACGCAACAAAGTAGGTGGTGGACTTGCAGATATCGATCCAGACTACTATACTACTAAGGCAACTTTCTTTGACGATGCTATGAAGTGCTTCAACTTGCACCTTCGTCCTGTAGAAGGATGCTATGACTGGAAGATTGAAGGCAAGCGCCTTATACCAAAGAATACTGCTGAAGCACGTAGAGAATTAGGCTTGGAAAGCGCAGCAAAGTCTGCTAGCACAAAGGTTTACCTTTGCGACTTCTGCCCTGCTAAGACCTATGTAGTAGAAAAAAACCGTAAAAAAATGGGCCTATACGAATAGAGGAAAACATGTCAGAAGATAAAACAACTGAAGCCACAACACCTGAAGCACCGAAGATTAACTTTGGATTTGCAGTGCTCGTAGACGAAAACGGAAATGTATTCGTTGAGCGCACAAAGGCAGCTTTCGCACTTCCAGTAGAGCGTGACGCAACGCTTCTAGAAGTTCGCCGCTATGCCTCTGAAATACTAATGGATTTACAGGCGCAATCAGCCGCAGAATACGTAACTTTACGTTTGGCTGGAATTGGTAAGGCTAAAGCAGAAGACGAAGCAACACCTAGCGCATAACTGTCCCACTCAAGCCGAGACGTAACGACTAAGAAGAGGGAGAATGAGCGCATGGACTTTGACAAGTATGGAGACGCACCCAGCATTACACCTGGGTCTACGTCCTATTTCAGTGCGCCCTCTTCCGAACTAGATCCAAAGTTATTTCAAGGCGATCACCTTAATGAATGGGTGCGCTCCGGAATCCTGTCTATGCTCTTTGAGCATATGATTAAGTACTATGCTGACCCGCATACTTGGACTCACGCATGGCTTGCAGGATCCGGAGTATCTTTTCAATGGGAAGCATCAAGAGAACCTGGTGACCTGGATTGCCTAATCGGAATTGATTACGTCAAGTTCCGTCAAAGCAATCCAGAGTTCATCGGGTACTCTGATGTAGAAATCTCTAAGACCTTTAATGAGGGATTTAACATCGACTTGATGCCTAATACCCGTAACTGGGAAGGCTATGAACTTACATTCTATGTAAACCCACAGTCAGATATCCGTGATATCAATCCATACGCAGCTTATGATCTAACAGCTAACACTTGGACTGTATATCC